TGAATATCAAAGTCGATACGTGCCCAATTCGTTGCATAGCGCCCCGCCTTGATGAGAACAGTAGAAAAAGCATCTAAGTCAGGCTGGTCCTTGGGTGGCTGTAAGCGTTCATCTTGCATCCCCGTTGAGATTATTTTTAGTAAACTTGCCACCATTCTTCCTATTACTCTTGAGTACTTTGTTTATATGTATTTTACAAAGGCGCGTATCTGTAGTTAGATCTGGAGTAAATGACATCACTGCAGCATTGAAACACTGGCGACCCGTTGAAATCGTATGTGCACATCTATAGACCATTGATTCTCCTAGGCGTTTCTTATTCATCATCCAGGATCTGGATGCCTCATCAAAGAACTCAGCAGTAAATTCTGAATTACCTGCTGACATCTTTTTATACTGTACTCTATGAGCACCTCTGCAATCAATTTTTAATCAATGAACACCTTGCTGCATAAGCCATTCTCAAACCGTAGCCACTGGAAGGCAAAGGCATACACGTGTACTTCCCATTCCGTATCTGAAGATCCACCTGGTGCCTTGACATCCAAGGTGAGCCTTAGAGAACTTAGACGACTCGCATTGATTGTACCCGTAGGATTGTGCTCACCTGGTGCTCTGGCAAAGGAGTAACCATATATATAGGAATCATATGCTACTCTTCCTCCACGATGGGCCCGTGAAATATGAGAACGAAACCAGGCCTCATCCTGGCTGATAATCTCCATTCCATTCGCCTGTATCTTTGCCGATACTAAGAGTGGCTCAATCGGATTGAATACCGGGTCATAATCTTTCTCAAGAGTTGCGCTGTAATTGACCCAATCATTGTTCAAGGTAATGGCCCCCTTGCGCCGTAAGAACCATACAATTTCTTCCACTGGCTGATTGGCCTCTAGAGGCAATTGAATGGTAATCATTTCATTTCCTGTCTTATTCACCACATACTTCAATGGCTCTGTGAAATCAAAGTGTTGAATCTCGCGATAGGGGCGCTCAAAGGGCTGCCGTAGCAACATCTCACGATAAGGTCCATCGACTAACACACCATAGGTTAGCAGTTGAATGTTCTTTAAGGAAGGTATGTTAACCTGGCTTGTAACCTTCACAATTCTAGCATTTGAATCGTTGGGATCCTGCAATTGAAAGGTCTTTCCAAGTGGTGTATCATTGCAGTTTGCGCGTTTACCAGAAACGATTCGGACAACTTCATCAAAGGCTTTTAGAGTCACACGGATTCGTACGGTTCCTGCACGACACGCAATGAGAGGGAAGGTAGCCGTTTGACGCTCACGCAACATAGAAAAAAGAAGAGGCACCGTAATCCATCCATCCTCTGTCGGAAGTGCGTAGGTTCCATTCCAAGCCTTTACCTCGGGAAGCGTCTGATAGCCTTGAGCGTCGGCTAAACCAATCTGTGTATTCAAATCTGGAAATAGTCTAGAGACTACATTGACAGAATCACCTGTGATTCTTTCTAAGACTTGGTCGTCCATTTCCAAGGTAGCTTCTTCTAAGATTGCAGTGCCCATTGAATTGATATATGTCCAGGCTTCACCAGGGTTTACGAAGCCGAGGGAGCCATTCCGTAAGGCTTCACGTGTTGCGTAATTGAGCCAATCTCCAAACTGTAGCTGAATAAACAGACCCTGAATAAGGTCTCCACAGTTGATATCTCCTAACTCAAAGGTGAATCGCTGACCAAATTCTGCAGGGCCACGAAAGGTAAATTCTCTTAAGACGGATGTCATTGGAACCGTTCGCAAGGTATCATCTCGTGTGAACCGTGTGACGCTGGCATCCAATGGAAAAAGAGTATTATCTTGAATATCACGTGTTACAAGATCTAATAACGTAGTGGCCTGACCCTTTGGCTGCTTTGTTCCATATCCATCTTTTTGGTGAATATCCATCTCCTTTCTAGTCTAGGAGTTCACTTAAGTCCCGTGCTTCCAAACCCACCCATACCACGCTGGGTCTCTGGAAGCGAAGATACATAGTGAACCTCGGCAATATAGCCCATATCAGGTGCAATCACCTGAAATAGACGTGTACCAGCCTCAATGGTCTTCTGCTGATTGCCGACCGAAATTAAAGGAGCCATTAGCTCACCACGATACGAACTGTCAATGATTCCACGACCATTCGCCATCATAAAGCCAGACTTATAGATGGATGAACGAGGCTCAAGACTAAAGTGCGATGGATACCGAATGTGGTCAATGCTCTTTAGAAGGCGAGCCTTCACACCAAGAGGTACAAGGGTTGCATTGGGTGTAAACCCCTGATTGACTACCACCTTCAAATCATACCCTGCATTCTCTGGAGAAGGGTGCTCTACTGTACCCACCGTTGGGTAAAAGGGAGTCCCCTGGTCAGTCACACACACCTCAAGAATATACTTAGAATACGACATACTGAACATATACGTGCTTACCCAGTCAAATTTTTGAGTACTGCCTGAAAAATTGAGTCATTAAGCTATGGAATCGTATGCATACGCAAGAATGGTGAGCTTCCAGGACCTTCTCAACATCCCTAGACAGAATGTGCTTTATGGTCCGAATTACGATATCAAGAACAGCCTTATCTTTCTCTGGATGTTTGTCATCTGTTATTCACTCTCAACTAAGGCAAATGTTATCTCTCCATCCCTTGCATCACTGCTAGGTATGTACTATATGATGTATGATGTTCTAAGCATTCTTAAGAATCGCATTGTTGCTGCTCTTAAGAATGATGACGAGGCGGTTGAGGGTGAGGAGCTACCTGAGGAGGAGGTTGTTGAGGATGAGGATGATGATCAGAAAACCATTATCGAGGAGGATGACGAGGATGAGGTTATTGAGGATGAGAATGCGATTCGTCACGAGAAGGCTCTTCGGCAACTCGCGGACTATGCATATAAGATTCAGCAGATGAATGAACAGAGGAAGGCCGTATCCGAGGAGGATTATTCAGACCTACCTCCCCTGGTTCCAGAGTACAACCTACGCGAACCTGGCCATTATGCACCCAGTGCTGAGGCTGCTCAGATTTAATTCCCAAAGACCAAGGTGCCACGTTGGTCCTCAATATTATAAATACCCCAACCAATACTAATTACTCTCATAGTCACTCTTTTTTGTTTCGTAATTCCTTTCAAGGTATCCTGGATATCTAACCACAGAGTTGGTCTATCAGCCGTTGTGAAGTTCAGAGTACCAGATGGCTTACGTCTTTGAGGTGCCTTATAGCCGAAGCCTGGACCCACAGAAAACGGTATCCAGGCCACAGGAATTCCTGGAGTTTTCTCACACTTGGCCCAAGCAGATATCTGATTCCACAGATTTGCATCCCATTCAGCTTCCCTATCCTTCCCCGCAACAAGGAGTTTCATTGTGTTGAAGTAGGAACCATCTGTAGATTTCAAGGGATTCTCTAAATTCCACAGTTGATTGCGTTCCAGATAATAGGATGACTGGAAGAATACTAGGAGGGCCTCGGCAGGATGGCGGCCATCAATGCGCTTTGTTACATAGGATGACCCTCCATTGCCAACAGATATATAATCAGATGGGTCTAGGCTCAAGTTGTTCTCAAAGGGTCTCAAGAAGGGAATCTTAGTGGGTGTTATTTTTAAGAGTTCCTGTAAATCTTGTCTAACGTAACGCTGAGTTGTCTCCAGAGTAATCAAGGGTTTCCCAATGGATTCCCTGGGAATGGGTTTGAATGAAATCTGATTCCCAGACTTATCTGTCACTGATAAATCTTTACTTAGCCAAGGACTTGGCTTCACTCTACCTTCCGAGGACTCCACCAAATCTTCTAGCCGTCTAAGTTTGCAACGAACTCTGTATTTCTGACCGGGGAGCGCAATGAATGGTAAGCCACCCTCCTCTGGATGCGCAGAACCAATCAAGGGTAGCCTCAAGGTTAGCCTACCAGGTGTGGCATTCCTCTGGATTTCTAGGGGTGTCCCTCTATGACATCCGAATTCCTTCAAGGCTAGAGATTCCTGGTTCAAGGTTCCCTGGAAGTGGGCCCAGGCATATAAGAAATCTCCAGAAAACTCCTGCAATAGAAGCTGGTCCTGGTAGAACTGAATCTGCTCAAACAAGAATGCACCGATACCCTGAGTATAGCCAAATCTGTTGCCAGAAGAATCTGCAATGACAGACTTGGAATTCAAGGCTGCAATCTGTGGAGGAAGCCAAGTGGGAAGATCTACAATGAGAGAAGCAGAGATTAGAACATCTCCAAAGACTTCCATCTCCCACTCCACAGACCTTCCAAAATCAATCGTATTGAGCGCCTGGGTTTGTCTGGTTTCGTCAATGGTAGCTGGCCAGGTTTTCATATTGTAAGAAAACGGAACCGTTGCAGATTTGTCATTGGATAAGAAATATACATCCTTTTTGCCTCTGGCGACCAATTCAAAAAGAGATCCTTCTGCGGATGGGGCAGGACGATCCATCTAGTCGTTGGGAGAATGGTTTTCTTGAGTTTTGGCGAATTGATTCGTTTCTTATATGAGAGTGTACCTATAAAAATGATTTCATAAATTACCTTTATTAAGTTACACGTATGCGCCTTGTTATTGTTGAATCACCCGCAAAATGCTCAAAAATCCAAGGGTTCTTAGGACTCGGATACAAAGTCGTTGCCTCAATGGGTCATATTCGCGCTCTTGCCCACGACCTAAATGCTGTAGGCCTTGCAAAGAACTTTGAGCCAACTTACGAGTTTATGAAAGAGAAGGCCGGCACTATCGCTAAACTCAAGGCGGATGCCAAGGGAGCCGAATCTATTATCTTGTGTGCAGATGATGACCGTGAAGGTGAGGCCATTGCCTATAGTGTTGCTGTGCTCTTGAAACTCAACGTAAATACCAATCCACGAGCTGTCTTTCGTGAGATTACTAAGAATGCTATCCTCAATGCCATCCAGAATCCCAGAACCATTGATATGAACCGTGTACATTCCCAGCAGTCTCGTGCAATGCTTGATATGATGGTAGGCTTTACTATTTCACCCCTTCTCTGGAAACACGTGGCTCCCGCCTTGTCCGCTGGACGCTGTCAAACTCCAGCCTTGCGGTTAGTGTGTGAAAGAGAGGCATCCATTGATGCATTTAAGACCGATTCATCCTGGGGTCTATTCGGTATGTGGTCTGCTATAGGGGCAAAGATAAAGTGGCCCGCCACGATGACTGATGCCCTGGGTGATGAGGAATCCGCGCTGAATTACTTGGAGAACCACAAGGATGAGCAAGGCGGCACGATTAAGAAGGCTACAACGAAGCCTTGGACCGAGTCACCTCCTCAGGCTCTTATGACGAGTACCTTGCAGCAACAGGCGAGTAATCTCTATAAATGCAATCCAAAGAGGTCTATGCAGATTGCCCAGAAACTCTATGAAGCAGGACATATCACTTATATGAGAACGGATCAAACGACAATGAGCGAGGAAGCTGTTGAACAGGCCAAGAAGATCGTGGAAGGTAAGTGGGGGAAGCAATACCTTGCAAATGCTCCAAGTTCTTCAGGTACAACTACGATAAAAACCAAGAAACCCAAGGTTGAGGATACGAAGGAGAAAGTGCAAGCCCAGGAAGCCCACGAGGCCATTCGCCCAACTCACTTTGAGCGCGGCATTTTACCTGAGAGCGAGGACTGGGGTGACCAGGATAAGCGGATTTATCGCCTCATCTGGCTCAGAGCCCTACAATCCATTATGGCACAGGCTAAGGGTGAGCATCGTATCATTGACTTTGAGGCTCAAGGGGATGAGGGTGACTTTAGTTGGCAAGCCAAATGGAAGAGAACCACCTTTCCTGGATGGAAGGCAGCCGATGAGAAAGATACAGATGCAGCTGTTGCTGAAGATAATGACAATGAAAAAGAAGATGAAGTTGCTGAAGATGCCTGGACCCTCGCTGAAAGCCTCAAGGAAGGTCAGGCCCTCAAATGGCGTAGTCTTCAAGCGAAACCCCAGGAGACCAAGCCCCAAGGACGCTTTACTGAGGCAACCCTAGTCAGAGAACTTGAAAAGAAGGGTATCGGTAGACCTTCTACCTTTGCCTCCCTGATTGCCACGATTGTTGAAAAGAACTACGTGGAGGTCAAAGATATTCCCTCCAGCATTCAAGAGTGCAAGACGTATAGCTTAACCGCCTTAGGTCAGTGGCCCCCTACGGCTGCTCCCTTTACCTTGAAGCGGGGAGGAGAAAAGGCCAGAATGGTTCCAACCCCTCTAGGCAAAACACTTCTAGACTTTGTACTGCAGAAATTTCCAGACCTCTTCTCCTTTGATTTCACTGCAACAATGGAAACCAGATTAGATAAGATTGCTGAAGGAAATGAACCCTGGAAGAAAGTCCTGGAAGATACCTGGTCATCGTACAAGGACCGCTATGAAACGTTGAAGCTTTCAGGTGGCCCTGGAACAGCAGCGACTCCAGGGAATGCTAGACGGCGTGAACTAGGAGAAGGAATCGTAGCCATTGTTACAGCCAAAGGACCCCTACTTCTCAAGGAAGGAGTAACCAAGGAGGAAACTGTCTTCTTCGGGTGGCCACCCAAGAAGGCTTTCCAGGATTTGACCCTAGAGGAAGCCAAGGCTTTCATTAGCGCAGTGGCTGAACAGAAGAAAGGAGATGCCCTAGGGGAACACAATGGACACCCCGTGGTAGTTAAGAAAGGCCAGTATGGCTCTTACGCTGAATGGAATGGCGTACGTGTCAGTGTAGCACAGGGCGAAGGCCTTGATGAAATTATTACAAAACTCCAGGCGAAATCAGAGAACCCTACGAGAACCGTTGGGCCCTTCCAGATTCGCACTGGGCAATATGGACCCTACTTGATGAAAGCCCCTTCCAGTAAGGGAGGAAAGCCACAGTGTATTAGTATTCCAAAGGATATTGACTTAGACTCTCTGACTCCACAGCAGGCTGGGGAAATCTTTGAGGCTGGGCTCAAGACAAAAGTCGCCTTCGCCAAGAGTAAGTTCAAGCGTGATAAAAAATAATTCATCAAAGTAAAGTAATGTATCGCCTTTCGTGGCAAAGTAAACTAAATGGGCATATATCCAATGGTGAATACTGTCTATCCTTTAAAGATGCATCTATACTCGTTGAAAGATATAACAAAAAATATAAGATGATTTACCACTGGCTAGAATCTAAGCCTTTGGAGTCTTTTTTGCCCTCGGCTTCTTTGGCTTCTCAGGAGGAACCGTGCCTCCTGCTGCAATGATTGCGGCTTCCTTGGCTAGGCGA